AGCATCGTGGTCGGACTGGAGCACTGGAAATTGACGGCACGCTTCTGGTAGTCGTGCAGGAGGTCGGGGGTTAGCATGATGAAATACGCTCCCGCTGCAATCCCTCGTACTCGGGGTTCAACTCGCACCCCATGTACTGCCGACCGTGCTGCAGTGCCACCTGCGCCGTGGTGCCTGACCCCATGAATGGGTCCAACACGATGTCACCGGGGCGCGATGTGGCCAGGATGCACGGCTCGATCAATGCAGGTGGGTATGTGGCGAAGTGGGCGCCTTTATAGGGCCGGGTGGCCACGGTCCAGACGCTGCGCCGATTGCGGGTCTCGGGGACACCCTGCTCCGCGATCTTGTCGGCGTATCTACCATTGAACCCCGCGTGCCTCCGTCCATGCCCCCTTTGCTTGTCGGCACCGTTGTCGGTGAACTTGCGAATATCGGTGCTGACAGCCGGCTCCTTGACAGCCTCCGAGTCGTAGTAATACCGTTCCCTTTTGGTCAGCATGAAGATGTACTCGTGCGCCTTGGTGCAGCGATCCGTGACGCTCTCGGGCATCGGGTTTGGTTTATGCCAGATGATGTCTTGGCGTAGATACCAACCATCAGATTGCAGTGCGAAGGCTACGCGCCACGGGATGCCGAGCATGTTCTTTTCTGGCAACCCTGAGAGTGCCGTTGACGACGCCCGCCCGTTCCCTTTGTCGTAGACGTATGCTTGCTTCCCACTGTCACCGGGCTTATGTTGACCCTTCGCAGGATTCCGCGCATAACTGTCCCCGAGGTTCAACCACAGAACCCCATCGTCCGCAAGCACGTCCCACACGCACCGGAACACCTCGACCATGCCCGCCACGTACTCATCGACAGTTGGCTCCAGCCCAATCTGTCCGGGATGCTTGTAGTCCCGGAGTCCGAAGTATGGGGGCGATGTGACGCACATCTGGGCACGGAACCCGAGAGCCGCCCATCGCCGCATCGTGGTGCGGCAGTCGCCAAATTCAATGATGTTCATCACTGATCCCGCATCAGGTTCACGACGAGTCGGCCAGCGTCCACCGAGTCCACCACGAACACCGCAACCTTGTGACCCCTGAGCCTGTCGTGCTCACGGGCCTGCTGTGGCGTGGGCTTCTGACCCTCGCGCTTGAACTCGGCAAAGAACACTGTGCCCTTGGGGGTCACGAACATGCGATCGGGGACCGCGGCGCGTGCGGGGCTGGTGAACTTGTAGACCAGCAGACCCGCCTCGTGGGCGTAGTCACACACGTTGCGCTCAATCTGCTTTTCGAGTTGGGGTTTCATTTTTCTTCTCCAGTTCGATCAACAACTCGATGAAGTGCTTCGCCTTCTCAAGATCCGCGATCCCACCCTTGTCGCGCCAGCGGGTCAGGTACTTGATCGCACACCCCTCGGCGAACGGGATGTTGTTGGCATGGATGTACTCGATCGGTTGGATCTTGAGTTTCTTGTAGTGGTCGCCGGCCACCTGTTTGTCAAGGGGGTTCATCTGATGAGTTCCTTACCCTTGTCGGTGAGCCACCCGGTTCTCAGGCTCATGCCATAATCGATAAACCCTCGGTTGGCCGCACGCTCCATAGCTCGGTAGCAGACCTTGAAACACGCACCAGTTTCACGTTCCAGTGTGGTGTATGGGTAGTCGTAGTCTCTCCACGCGCGTCCATTCCCCCGCTGCTTCTCGGCACGTTCGTAGGCACGACACACCATCTCATCAGTGATGTCTTTCGTATGCAGAGTCATGACAATCCATTCACAAGTTTCTCGACTTCTTGCACGTAGTAGTCGAAGTCCACCTCGACACCCCGAGCCTCGGTGATGTCGTTGCACGGGGTCACCTTCCACCCGGCCTCCACGCCTATCTGGCGCCAGAGTTCCTTGCCCTTGAGCGGCGGCATCTGCTTGAACAGGTGGCCCCCGTCCTTCGTAATCAGGTATCGGGTGGTGTTCTGCAGCGGAAACTGTGTGTCGCCCCATGCCTCACGGTACTCGATCACCAGCGAACTGGACCGTGGCACCTTGACCCTGAGCATGAAGTCGTACAGGTCGGGCCAGTTCTCCACGGTCTCACGAATCGGAGCGCCTTCGAGTAACACCTTCTCGGCCACCTTCGGGACTACCAAGGCGCTGTGATTCTGGTGCCACTCCATGTCGTACTCATAGGCACCCTTGCGCTTGACCTTGCCGTTCTCGTACTGTCCGAGGTAGTTGTTCACGTCCCGAATGCACATGCGCCTGTAGTTGACCTGCTCCAAGGTCAACTTGGTCAACTTCTCCCAATGCTCACAGACCATCTTGAGCGCGAAACTGGACCCGTGAGGCATGCGAACCGTGAGGCCATCCGTGTTGCACTGGATCAACTTCACACCGGGTACGTTGAGCAGGATGTTCTCGGCCAGCAGGCACAGGAGCAGTTGGCCGTTGAGCGTGATCCGCATCGTGAACAACGGGTCATAGAACACCGAGAACCCGTTGTTACTGTCCCCGTAGACCCCGTTGAGCGCGAGCTTGAGCATCGCGTTCTCGGGGCTCCCCTTGGGGTAGGACTTGCGCTGCTCGAACAGGTGCGAGTAGATGTCCACGAACGACTGCCCGAGGTGCTGTGGATAGAACCCGTTGGCGATGGCCAGCGTAGGGTAGTACGACGTGACATCGAGGTCCACGATTACGGAGTCCTCATCGGACTCCAGAATCTCGTTCTCAACGCTCCCATGGATGCCACCCAGACCGAACACAAAGTCAAACCCATTGACCCGCGCCACGATGTCCTTGAACACCCCCTTGGTCTCGGTGATCGTCTGCTCCTTGAGCCACTCCAGCACCCGTTGGAACTCGGGCTCCTGGAACCCGATCCACGGCAGAATGGCATCCTTGAGCGCGATGATCGGGCGCCGGGTCTGCCGGGGCTGGCGACCCTGCGGCCCGTAGTCGTAGCACTGGACCCCGGCCGCCTCCAACTCCATGACGAAGTAGTCCTTGCCGATCTTCGTGTCGTTGTGGTTCATGAAGTCGCGCTGATAGCGTGCGGTCAGTTCTTCACGGAACCTGATCGACTCGGCACTGTGGTGATAGAACGCGAGCGTCTGCAGCACGTCGTGCCGGTTGTACCTGCGCAGCACGGGCAACTGGTCCTGCGTCAGCGAGGTGCCGATCGGGAAGGGTAGGTCGCTAATGTTGTCGGCGCGCATGTTGAACTCCAGCACCTTGAGGCTGGTCGAGCGGGCACGGTTGTCGAAGTGGTGGATCAGGAACAGGTCGAGTTGGTCCACCAGGCGGTCGGTGGGCTTGACCATGTGCATCCATCGGTTGTCATCCTGCGACTCGATGATCGCCATCGCCTTGTCGTACAGGGTCCGTGCATTAGCCTGACCCATGCGACACAGGGCGTGCAGGATCGGGTAGTCGAAGCCGATGGAGTTGAACCCCACCATGCGCGCCCCAATGGACCCGAGCCAATGAACCCACTGGATGATGGCCCCGGAGTCATTGCGCCAGTCACTGATCTCAAAAGACCACTCGATTGGAAGATGCGCGTGGTGGGCACTGATCGTAAAGACGTTCTGATACGTCTCGCAGTCCCATACGATGTCGTGGGTCATTTTTCAGAGTCTCGATGGTGGTGAACCTGTGTTCATTGGCACAGACGTAGCGGCGAACCACGACACCCGTTGATCGGGTGCGTGTTTCAAGTACGCTGGTCCATGCCCCGCAGTCGGGGCACTTCATTCAACCCCCGAGGAACGAGGGCAGCGTAGGCGCACCGAACGGCGCAGCGGGCATCGGGGGAGCCGAGTTCGGGTTAAAGCTCGGACTCAGCAACCATGGCATCGTGGCGCCTGACGCCGTGGGGCCAGCGGCCTGCTGGACAGCGCCGAACAGCCCCGATGCGTCCACGACGCCTTCGCCGAATGGGGCATCGTCCTTGAAGAACTGCACCGCGACGAGATCGAACCGGAACCCGTTACCGTGCTGGTTCTTCTGCACCCATGGCTTCACTGCGGCATTGACCCGGCAACCCCCGTAGAGCTTGCGGGCCAACTGCTGCACAGCCATCGTGTTCATCGGGTCCACAGGCGTCCCATCGCCCTGGATGATCTGAGGCTGGCGCTCGGAGCCCGCGGTGATGAACATGCCCCCCTCGTACCCGTCGTAGGGCTTGAAGGTCTTCTTGTTGACCTTCTCAGCGCCGGCACCGAACCCGCGCAGCTTGCGGTCGTTCTGGATCATCTGCATCACGGTGGGCGCGTGCTCGGCGAACGTTGCAGTGATCATCTTGCCGTAGACCTCCATGGTCTTCTGCCAGCCCGGGTGCGTCTGGGGCAGGATGAACTCGGCGTTGTAGCTGATGCGCTCCTTGCCGGTGACCTCGTTGCGCTGCTTCTGGGGCTCGGCGAGGTGGGGGAACGAGAGGCGAACGTCTGACAAAAAGATGACTTCGATTTCCATGATTTACTCCATTACGTTACGAGAGCCACGCGGGGATCGCGGGCGTCTCAGGGACCGCTGCGAACAGCGGCGATGCATCCAGAACCACGGCCGTCCGTGCGTCGGATTCGGGGACCACGGTGAGCTTGCCCGCCACCTTGGCCACATACTCGGTATCGAGGGTCTTGAGTTGGCGCTCGGACAACTGGCGCTGGACCTTCTCGCCACCCTTGGTCGCCTCCCACTTGAGCTTCTCGACCTTGGCGACGCTCAGCAACTTGGTCTCGTAGACCTCGCCCTTCGGGATACCCATGCCGATGAGCTTGGTGACCATCTCGTCCTCGGGCAGCGCCCAGGACCGTGAGCCCCGGCCATGCACGACCTTGAGCCCCGGGATCTTGGCGCCGGCCTTCAGGCGTGCCAGAGCCTCCTCCTCGACCGCCTCGATCATCTGACGCACCAGAGGCGCGGC